GGCATTCAAGGCTGGTGGAATTGGTAAAACAGTTTCATTTTACAATTACCTTGATTCACCAAGTGGTGCGAATTGCACATCGGACAAAAAAATCATTTCAGAAGGTTGGGGGAGTGATTTGTATTATAAATAATTTAACAGGGGGTTCGCCCCCTCAACTGGGAGAGGGAAGATGACTAAAGCAGAAAAAGAATCAAGCATAAAAGAGAATGAATTTGTAATAAAATTTTTTGAAAGAAGAGGGGCGAGTGCAGAAGGTTATTTTAATTTCTACAAAGAGGCTGATTACACAAAAGAACAAGTCGTTGCGATTTATGAAGCAGATAAGGTTGGAGTGGGATCAGCTAAAAAAAGATACCTTGAGTTAACAGGCAAAGAGTACGGTGACCGAAGAAAGAAACAACGTGGGATTTCTTTTCTATCATAACTAACGGGGGCTTTGCCCCCTCAACTGGGAGAGATGAGATGGCAAACTACAATCAAGACCATGTGTTCCAATATTGGCATTCAAGAGGAATTGGTGGGTATAAATGGGTGGGTGGCAAATCATTATGTAATATTAATATTTGTGCAATCAAATCGCATTCTAAAAAAGCTAAAAATTTTCAATGGGGAGAGATGAGATGAATAACTATTTTGAAAAAATTGCATGGGGAATACTTCTTATGTCTGTTGCATATATCGGTGGGCATTTATTAATCGCAACAATTAAATAAACGGAGAGTTATGGAAAATACATATAGTTACCTATTGGGACGGCCTCCCCTAAAATTGGCTGACAGGACAAAGTCAAGTGGAGGTCCAAGAGTTCAGATCAGGTTCAAGAGTGACAAGCAACGAGACATGATTCACAAAGTGGTAAGTGCGATCAATGCAGGATCAGCTTATGGAGATATAACTTTTAATAGCTTTGTTTCAGGGGTAGCGTTTCGAGAAGCTGAGAGAATTTTAAAAGAAGAGGAGTATTAAAAAAACGGGGAGAGGGAGCCGAAGCCCTCCCCCCATCCGTGCTTAGGAGGCACAACCGAGAACTGAGAGTAACTCGATTGATGTCAAATCATAACACAATCCCACCCCAACTTCCTAGCATAATATAATCTGTTTGAAATTCCCTGAAAGTTAATGCATAATAAAATGGAATGTAATCTGGAATATATTCTGAGGTAAACATATGTTTGATTTTCCGGGGATGATCTCATCAGTAACAGGATTAGCCTCAAAGTTCATACAAGATAAAGACCTAAAAACAAAACTTGAATCTGCTATCAAAGAGAAAATGCTGGAGCATGAGGTCCAGTTCGTTTCCTACCAACGTGACATCATCACAGCAGAAGCAAAAAGCCAGAGTTCATTGGCAAGAAACTGGAGGCCGATAACCATGTTGGTGTTTGTATTAATCATAGCTAATAATTACTTAGTCTATCCATACATACAATTATTTGGTGGCACGGCAGTTCAGCTACCTATACCACCTGACATGTGGGATCTTCTCAAGCTGGGGATAGGTGGCTATATAGCAGGAAGGTCGGTTGAGAAAGGAATTGAAAGTTGGAAAAAAAAGGAGAAATAAATGGTAACAAAAGCAAATAAACTTAATTCAGCATATGCAAAAGCAAAAGCAAAAAGTCCACAAGCAAGAATACAGAAAAGGATTAATCAAAAACTAGCTCAACCAACCAAGCCTAAAGTAAAACCAAAACCATCTAAAGCTAGGTCTACAGGCACGATTAAAAAACGGGCTAATAAAATGTTTGACTCATTCTAATCATGGGGAAAGAACGCACAATGAATGAAGCTGTTCAGATAAATAAGTTGACTGAAAAACAAAAAGTTTTCTGCCGTGAGTATTTGGTTGATCTAAATGCAACACAGGCTTATATTAGAGCAGGTTACAGCGAGAATGGGGCTAGTGAAAGCTCTTGCCGATTACTAAGTAATGTTAAGGTTCAAGAATTTATTAAGGACAAGTTGAAGGAGCGTGAGAAGAGAACTAATATCAATGCTGATGACTTGTTGCAATACTGGCATGACCTGACTTACACCCCGATGGATGAAATGTTTGATCAGGGTCCAGACGGTACGTTTATACCAAAGTCTTTTTCTGGAATGACAGCAAGGGCCAAGCGTTGTGTAAGTGAGATGAAAAGCCAATTTGCAGCAGATGGTACTGGATGGCAATCAATTAAAAGACTAGACCAAATTAAAGCATCAGAGATGTTGGGCAAGAGTTTAGGATTGTTCAAGGATAAGCTAGAGGTTAGTGGTGGAGAGAAACCTATTAAGGTTTTAAACATTATAGGCGTTGTGCCTGAAGGCGAAGATGACACAGATTTTAACTGAAGAAGTTGATGTTGAGATCCCTGAGCCTTTCATGGATCTATATAAACCTTGTAGGTATAAAGCTTATTTTGGGGGTCGAGGTTCAGCAAAGTCTCATTCATTTGCAAAAGCTTTACTGTGTGAGGGCTATGAAAAGAAATTAAGGATTCTATGTGGTCGAGAGGTTCAACGATCTATTAAAGATTCAGTTAAGTTATTGTTAGACGATCAGATCGAGATACTAGGATTGCAGGATCATTACACATCTTTGCAGAATGAAATCAGGGGAGCTAATGGCACGGTGTTTTTATTTGCTGGCCTTGGGGCAATGACTACAGATCAGATAAAATCAATGGAAGGTATTGACAGGTGTTGGATTGAAGAAGCTCAAACTATTTCACAACGATCATTAGAGGTATTGATACCAACGATTAGACAACCGGGGAGTCAGTTATGGTTTAGTTGGAATCCAAGAAACGCTAATGATCCAGTTGATAAGTTGTTTAGGGGTGAAGTCACTCCAAAAAATGCAATCATTAAGAAAGTTAACTATAATTCTAACAAATTTTTTCCTAACGAGCTAAACGATGAAAGAATATTTGACAAGGAAACTAAGAGAGATAGGTACAGCCATATCTGGATGGGGGAATATGAACCTACTGCGGTGGGTGCAATTTGGGACCGTCAGACGTTTCATCAGAACAGGCGTCAAGAAGTGCCAGAGATGGGCAGGATCGTTGTCAGCATTGATCCAGCAATTTCGTCTGAAGAGAAATCTAACGAGCATGGGATTGTTGTTGTGGGTATTGGCTCTGATGGGCGTGGTTATGTGCTTGATGATGTATCTCTAAAAGGTACACCATCTCAATGGGCTAATCGGGCTGTGAGTATATTTCATAAATGGGATTCTGACTCAGTGGTAATTGAGGTTAATCAAGGGGGCGATATGTGTAGAAATACGCTTACAAGTGTTGAACCCGGTTTGCCAATCGTGGAAGTTAGGGCAACACGAGGCAAGCATGTTCGGGCAGAGCCAATCAGCTCTCTTTATAGTTTAGGCCGTATCAGTCATGTAGGTACGTTCCCAGAGTTAGAAGATCAAATGTGCCAGATGGTGGCAGGAGGTTATGCAGGAGAAGGCTCACCCGATAGAGTAGACGCACTTGTTTGGGGATTCACTCATTTGTTTCCTAAGTTGGTGCAAAGACCAACTACTGCTAGGAAACGATTAACTCCACGGGCAGCTACTGGGTGGATGGGATGAACAATCAAGCTGAATTAGAAACGAAAGATATACAGGCAAAGCTAGAGGAAGCAGTATCTCAAACAGGCAGAAGTATGGTGCGTTTGAAAAACGAATATCATCAGCTTAAAGTAATAATGGACGATCTTGAATATGAATTGAAGTTATCAAAGCAAGCAAACAAATGAGGATTTCGCATAATGGCTAAAAGAAAAAAAATGGGTTGGGACGAATTAGATTCATTGGGATACATTGGAATCATAGATGACGAAGATTCTGATGACAGTTCATCTCTAGGAAACACGGCTGATTCAATCGGAGACTTTGCTGACCTCCTGATGAAAGTGTTACCTGCTGTTCAAATGTTAAGTGGGAGTGGTTCCGACATGAGTGACTTTGGTGAGAGTGATAGGATGACCCCTACAAGAAGCAAAGGCAAGGGCGGTGGACTTGGATCTTTGTCTGAAATGTTCAGGTAATGACTTACTAATAAATGGGGATTTTTTGCAATGGCTAGAAGAAAAAAAGGTTGGGATGAGTTAGACCCAGAGGCTTATATCGGGCTAGAAGAGATTGACATGAGCCAAGCAGAACCAGAGCAAGGCGTAGCTGATTTTTTATTACAACTTGCCCCTGCAATGCTAAAGCTTTCTGAACCAACGACAGCAGGTGGATTAACTGCTGAAGACTTTGCTGGTCTAGGAGATGTCTCAACTAAAGATTCAGATTATGGCAATATGGTAACTGGTGACATTGGTGGGGGTGGTAAGATAGCCGTTGCTCAAGATTTTGGTCCTACTGGTGGATTGAGTAATGTTAATATAGGGTCAGCTTTTGATGGGGCTAGAGGGATAGATGGATTACTCCCAGACGGCAAGAGCAAAGGTAAAAGTGGTGGACTTGGATCTCTAGCCAAAATGTTCAGCTAATGAATTTAGCAGATATGTTAAGAAATAGCCCATTAAGACGGCAACGA